CCGGTGATGAACACCACCGGTTTATCTGGCTAACACCAAAAGCCAGGATCGGGATGCTTGGGTGGATATTCAACCCTTTGTGGTACGGCAAAGCTTTCGGGCTAGAGCGATTGAGCGTGAGGAGTGGGACAGTAGACTATTTGTGGGACGCAGTAACTGATTTCCTTTCGGTGAGGGCTACGGGTACGAAGTATTCCGTGGAACTCGACGGGGAGATCTTCCACGCGATCAGCGAACGTCTGCTCAACAAGAAAGACCCTCCCGTCACCTCCGACATAGAACGAATGCTAACTACCGCGAAGTACGATCAACATAAAGCTGTACGGATGGCACCACTCCTCCTGAAATGCTGGGACTTTGATGAGTTCAAGCCTAACATCATCAGCACGGGGAAATTCCAGACAAATTTCCAGGCTATGCCTCGAACTGGAGCCCTGGGCACGGAAGATGGGAGGGAGGTCGGGCGCCATGTCACCACGCCTATAACAGCTAGGCCTGCGCTCTTCGCAGCAAAAGGCTACAACGCAGATATGGAATGTATTGCCGGACGGGTGGACAAGCCTCGAAATATTGTGGATCCTCCAAGAGAGTATTACACGTATGCACGAGAGTTTGTACACCTTATCATTCCTGAACATGTCATGGGCACGGGAACACCGATGAGTTGCTCTGAAGTGAATGAGGCCCAATCAAAACCATCCCAGCGGGCGCGCTGGGAACAGGTTGCGCACACAATGTCTTCTTTGTGCCAAAATAAGCTAAAGTCGTTCATCAAAACTGAGGCTTATGCCGCGCCCAATTCCCCAAGGAACATAACAACATGTTCACCCGAGTTGACAATCAACTTCTCACGTTATAGCCTGCCCTTATCCAGCTACTTGAAGAAATTTAAGTGGTATGGAATCGGGATGTCACCGAAACAGGCTATCCGAAGAATGAGGGACCTTGCCGCGAAAGAGGCGGCGATAAGAGGTCTTGTCCCATCTGATTTTAGCAGATTTGACGGATCCGTTTCCAAGTTCTTGCAGGAATGCATAACCCTAGCAATGGGGTTGCGCTATTACGGAGAAGCACATCGGGCATCGTACAAGCAATACCATGATGGTGTTTTCAAGAAAAGCGCCATCACTGCAGATAATGTGAGGTACGATCCTGGGTTTGGGACGCGCAGCGGGTCACCGCAAACTTCCTGGAACACACTAATGGCTGCGTTCTCTTCCTTCGCGTCGTTGCGAAAGATGGGATACCCGGCTGAAACAGCATTCTTAATGTTGGGTGTGCATACAGGGGATGACGGTGTTACGCCAAACTACGCCCCGGCGTATGGCGAGGATGACTACGCAACCAAGTTGCCTCAAGTCACGGCTGAACTCGGACAGAAACTCGAGTCAACTGTGATTCACATGAACAACCCAGTGCCTTATTGTGGGAGGTACTTTGCCAACCCTTGGTTGTCTAACGAGACTTTCCAAGACCCAATGCGCACCTTGACGAAAATACACTTGTCAGGTTCAAAGGGACTGTCGCAAGAACAAGCGGCAGCCAACCGTGCACATGGCTATTTATCGACTGACCGGCTGACACCGGTTATCGGGACTTATGCCAGGCGGTGCCTTGAACTCGCTGGTGGATTGAAGTTTAAGGGTGGCACGAATGAAGAGCAGTACAAATGCTCCAATTCCTGGCCACAGAGGGACCGAGAACAAATTCTCGTGGCAATGGCCCAGGTTCTTGACTGCACAACTGATGAGATCGAAATGAAGGAGGCGCTCCTTCATAATGTAAGTGGTCTCGACCAATTTCCAGTCCTGTTCGACAACCCAAATAGCACTGCAAAGTGTTTAGCAGTCGTTGATGGGGAAGTTATCGGGATGGACCCACATACTGAAACAAACAGATTTCTGTCTAAGGATGAACGAAAACCAAAGACAAGCAGTGGAATCGTGGAACCGGGAAGTGATCAGAGCGGAGAACGCTTTGAGAACCTTCTGGGGAAACACAATGGGGGCGCTGGCACGCAAAAGCGACAGCCTACAGAATGTGGGTATAGCCGCTCCGGTGGTGCCAGTGAAGCTGAGCGAGCAGGTGGGGCAGACCGTCGCAGGACTACACGTCCTGCAGATCAGCCTAACCTACCCGCGCGGAGTCACCGCACTAACACCGCCCGGAAGGGTGGTGGACCCAGTCAGCGCGGCTTTCTGGAGAGGGTGGGGAATGCGAGACAAGCTCAAAGACCCCGTCCCCCACCAGCGAGACGCTAAG